GTGTTCTGGCTCGATCGGCACGGTACCTGCCCATCCAAGTGGGCAAGGCAAGCGTGGCAGCAGGAGCAGGAACGCAACCTGATGTACGTTGCGGCTACCCGTGCGCAGGAGCTGCTGGTTGATCTGGAGCCAGCACCGAAGGAGGCCGCATGAAACCGCCGCGCATCACAAAACAATTCCTCATGGGCTACCTTTATGCCCTTGAGGAAATAAACGCGATAAGGAAAGCGAAGAAATATAAACGGAGAAAGAAATATGGCAAACGTAGAACGCATCGAACCTGAATGCGAGCCAGAAATCTGCTCGATTTGTTTTAAGGAAATTGTCGGCTGGAGTAACAATGCAGAACCGATCAACGATGGCCGGTGCTGTAAGGTGTGCGACGACACGATCGTAATTCCAGCACGGATACGGCAATTCAGCGGAGGGAAACTGTAATGGACTTCAGCAAAATGTCCGGTCCAGAACTCGTCAAGATCTGGAACGAAATGGTACTGACGGCGGTCGATGTCGGCATCCCCGTCAATTCCGTTAAGAAATTTGCCGATCAAAAATCTGGCATTGCGCGCTGCACGAAACTGCACGCGCAAATTCAGGCAACGAAAATCGGTGAAGTCAAGGACGATCTGACCATTCCAGATTTCTTAAAACGTAAGCCGGGGGATCGCGTGGTCGTTCCTTCCAAACCTACGCTTGCTCCGGCAACGAGACCACCGATTGTTTCTGAAAAGAAATCACGCGATTGGCGTATCCCGAAGGGTATGTCAGATGAAGAGGGAGCAGCGATGCTCGCTCGACAGGAGGAAGGCAAGAAGCAGAAGGCTGCAGAGCGCATTGAGAAACTTAAAGAAACGAAAGCAGCGCGCGATGCAGAAAAGTTAGCACAGGTCAATGCCAAGCGCGAAGCGAAAGGCTTGACTGTGATAACGTCGTTAACCCGTAAACCCAAAGTAAACAAACAGGAGACTGAGATGGCTAAAGCTAAAAAAGGTGCCAAGGCTGCTAAGAAATCTGCGAATGGTTCGTGGATGAACAACGATGCCGTGATCAATAAGTTGGAAGCGGCTAAGGCGTACGACCCGCGCAAGGGTTCAACGGCTGCAAAGTTGTGGGCGCTTATTTCCAACGGCAAGAAAGTTGGCAAGTACAAAGAAGACGGTAAGGCTCCGGCCATGCCGTATTTGCGCTGGTTCATTTCTCACGGCTACGTGAAGGTCACCGGCTAAACGACTGCGTACTAAGGGCGGCATCACAATCGGTGCCGCCTCGTAGTACTCACGAAAGGAGTATCCATGCGTCCAATGAAACTCGTCCCAGGAAAAGTTTCGTACTCGCCGATGGAGCGTAAATTATTTACGTACCTCGCACGCGGTAAACGGCTGAGCTCCACTGTACTACTGCAGCGGCTGTACCGAGACGCCGTTGATAAACATTTCCACGCACGCGAGACGATGAATGCCGCGCTCACGTCGCTCAAGAAAAAGCTGGTATTTAATAAATCATCCGTCGTGTTATGCAATTCGGTATTATCAGGTCCGCGTCCAAAGGAATGGTGGCTGGAGAAACGCCGATGAAAATAATCGCCTTTGATCTCGGCTCAACAATTGGCTGGGCAACAAATTACGCGCACCTCAATACCGGCCACAAGACTTTTATTGGCAGCCGGGTAGAACGCCTCGCAGCCATTCAAGGCTGGCTGCATGATTTTAACTGGCATATGGTGGAGATTGCGGTCTACGAAACCCCGCTGGTACGGGGACAGGCTGCCACTCGCATCCTCTGGGGGATCGCAGCACTGATCGAGGCTGCGGTCACCCGTGCCAACCTGCCTGTGATCGACGTTGCGGTGCCCACCATTAAGAAATTTGCGGCTGGCAAAGGGTTTGCATCGAAATTGGAAATGCAAGCGGCTGCCCGAAAATTCGGGTATACTGGAACCGACGAGCACGAAGCCGACGCGGTCTGCTTATTGAAATACGCCGTGGCTAATTTAGAAGCGGTGTCGCGATGACGGATCATAATCCTTTCCTGGCTTATGCCGCCAAGGTGCAACCATGGGCAGAGAAAAAGAAGGCGCGAGCTGCCGAGCGCGAAATGAACCGCGCACAAAAGAAAGCGATGATCAAGGCGCTTTCCGAACGTGATTTACTACTGCGGCTCTGGAAAAAGTGGCGTAACGAAGTCCTGCACGCCGAATTGGAAGGTCCGTATCAAAAAGATATTCAATCGCTTATCAACGCACTTAATAAAATGTCGCTCGAACACGAAAAGCGATTGATCAATATAATCCGTAAAGGTCCGTGGCTCGCTGCACCGCCGGACATTCGCTTTCTGGTGCTGCATTTGATCGATGCGCGGCTGATTGTACTTAATGAAAAAGCCGAGCTGCCGCCGTTCAACGACGCACTACCGGGAGAACCTTTAACCCCGTTTCAAATCATTCGTGCTCACCTTATGGAGAAGACCCGATGAGGGATACGGCTGCAGGTACCGCGTCAGCTCAAGCACATAACTCTTCTCCGCCAATCATTCGCGGTATGGCGAATACGTTGTGTGATACTAATACCGATTTAATTGACACCACCGCCGTCATTACGCGACTGGTGGTTGCCGGTTGGCCAGCAAAGCAAATCGAAGAACATTACGTAGCATCAGTCATGATGGCAATGGCGAGGAAAATCAATGAACGCAGGACATAGGTACGGATTTGACAGCGGTGACAATCCGCACGTCATTCCTTCTGAAGATCCGCTGTTATTAAAACTGATGGAGGTGCACGGGGATCGTAAGTACGAGTCGCTAAATCTGGAAAGCAAACTTAAACAACGGAGGGGCTAATGAATACCGCAGTACGTACGCCAAAAAATAATGGAGGCGAGACCTTGCCAGAACATCGGCAGAAGGCAGTCGAGGCCGGACTTGCAACGTATCAGCAAGTTCTTGCTGAACGCGATAAGCTTGAATATGAATTGCGTGATGCTCGCATGAAGATCGAGGCGTTGACGGTGCAGCTGGACGCGCTCAAAGGCGTCGTCAACATGATGGAGAGTACGTACCTCTCGACCAAACTGGAAATGGAAAACCGCGTCAACACGCACATGGCGCAACGTGACGAAGCGGTGACGCGTACGGCTGCGTTGGAAACGACACTGACGAACATCGTGCTGGTCATCCGCAACGCGATCACCGAGCCAGCCGATGGAGCCTCCTGACGTGATCCGCAGACCGTGCATGGGACTGCCACCTGGAACGCCGTGCCCGACACACTTGCGCGGGACATGGCCGAAGGATTGCATCTGCTACCAAGAGGGGAATTATCCGATGGGACGCGATCGCCTGACGTGGATAATCGTTGGCATACTTGTTGCGTTAGTAACAATCATCGGGGTGTGGCTGGCAATCGATATTGCATTCGGTGCAGACGTTGACCACGCGTGCATGACAAAAGTACAAGCTGCAGCCAAGTATCCACGCTCTTGGCTTTATTGGCATGGTGCCGGTCACTGCTGGGACAATCAATCTTCACGCAGTGCAATACGGCATCCAGCTGCACCGCAACCTGCACCGGAGCCGCACGCGCCGTCGATCGACATACCAGAAGGTAATCCATCGATCGCGTACCCTTCACTCATGCATGGAGGTGGCACCGACGACGCGATGCTGCGGCCACAACCCATGACAGGTTGGCCAGAAATTTTTGACTTTGATGTGGAGCCGCCACCGTTTATTCCGTGGCGGCAACGCATCTCCTTCACTGTGGCAACGGAGAACGAGGGTAAGCCGTAATTAAATTACCTTCATCCTAGGAGAACTAATGAAGAAACTTGTTGTAATGCTGGCAGCACTTTCGCTGTCAGTGGGGATAGGGACGACACAAGCTGCGACGCTTGGACCGGACCTTGCAACCGAAGGGCTCACTTATAATTTCTCAATTATTGGTGGCGCTCTTAACTCGACGTCCGCTACGTTCCAAGTTGAAATCACCGGCATCAATGTTGTTGGTACCGACACGAGACTTGGACGCAGCGGCATCAACGCCTTTGCTTTTAGTACACCGAACCTTCCCACTATTTCGTCAGGCAGCACCACGCTTGTTGGTGCGACCTTTCAAAGTACTGGATTGAATTCCGGTGGCTGCAGCAATGGTGGTGGGTTCTTCTGTTTCGGAAATACTGGTGTCGCTGGTACACCTGCACTTGCTTCCGGTACAGTTATCGACATCGACTTCACGTTGAACTTGGCTTCGGGAAATTTCCTCGCGTGGGACCCCGCGTTCAAGATCGACTGGGCCGGTAATCAGAATAACTTCAGTCTTGTTTCTGAAACTATTCCGCTTGGACCGAACGGGACACCGTTCAGCTCTCCACCGGGTGAGACACCGCTTCCAGCAGCCGTATGGCTGTTTGGTAGCGCTCTAGGCGGTGGCGCGTTGCTGCTGCGTAGGCGTAAGAAGGCTGCAGCGATCGTTGCGGCCTAGAGGCAACCTTGCAAGGAGTGTTTGATGAAGAAACTACTGCTTGCTGCGGCTACCGTACTCGCCATGTCGGCGGTTGCGATGGCCGATACCGTTTCCAGCTTGGGGACTAACCCCACGTCTGGAGCCGGAGCCTTTGCCAATACCAATCCCGGTACTGGTGGAGGCGGTTCAGGATTGTTTGCCGACATCTACACGTTCGATCTTGTCGGTGCGCAGGTCCTGACCATTGCGTTCGCTACCAACACGTTTGCGTCTGGCGACCCGCAATTCATTACCAACTTTCAAGGCGCGGTAGTGAATGACGGACCCAACGGCGTACCCGGTGGTGGTGACGACTTCGTTGTACTCGGTCCTGAACTAGCAGCGGCATGCATTGGTATCCCGAACTGTCAAGTGTTTGGCGGTTCAGCGGTACTCTCCGGTGGCAGCTATTATTTGCTGATCACCGGCAACGCGGGTGTCGATGCTGGCTACGGCGGAAACCTCAGCACGTTTGCTGAGACTCCGATCCCTGGAGCGATCTGGGGTTTTGCCAGTGCAATCGGTGGAGCGTATCTCGCGATGCGCAATCGCAAGCGGAAATATAAATCCGCTTGGGATCAAAAACTAATAGCGGCCTAACGGCCGTTATGGACCCGCACGGAGGAGCTAAAGTCTGTTGGAGACTTCTAACACTCCCACTTACCAAAGCGCCACAACCTTCGTGCGGGTTTCTTTTCGTTTACCGTCGCACAATAAACAGGTGATCGAAATGAACCAAGAAGCAATGTCTAGTGCTGAGCGCCTAATCGTTCTTGCGGAGCGGTACAAGTGGGCGCTTGAGCGCATTCGCATACGGGCGTCTAGCGATTGACTACACGCTGCGCATGATCGACCTGCTGAACCACGTCGCCGTGCGCCACTATATCAAAAAGGATTTGCAGAAATTCCTGCCGCCGGGATACTCGAACCCGCTGCGCATCCCGCAGCACCACTAGGGACGTTATCCGCCGCATAGCGAGTGACCATGACAGTTTATATTGACGGAGCGAGAAACGGGTTCGGGAGAATGGTCATGTGCCACATGCTTGCCGATACGCCCGACGAGCTACACGCGATGGCCGTCTCTATCGGGATGAAGCGGCAATGGTATCAGTCGCCCGACAAGGCGAGCTTTCCGCACTATGACCTTTCGCTTACCCGCCGCGCGCTGGCGATAGCGAAGGGTGCAAAGGAAGTCACGCGGCAAGAATTGAGTGCCTACATGAAGGCAACGAAGGCGAGACTGATCGCGGACGGCCACACTTGGAAAAGTGCGGGCTGGTATTAATGGCCCTGTAACGGATAACAGATGAAAAAGCTTAAATGCTGCCCAGATATGGAAGCGGCTCAGGAGAGCGGAACCGACAACGAGGGATTTGGGCCGTTGGTTTATCGCTCTGCGGAGGATATTTTCTTCTTAGGTTGTGATCTTCCGGCTCTAAAATTTTGTCCTTGGTGCGGAAAGCGTCCCAAAGAGGTTACTGGCCCTTAAAGGATCGACACTGTACAAAGAAGATATCATAACAACCAGCATCCTCGCGGCATTATTAATTGCCGGTGGCTGCTGGTTTTATTTTTATGCGCTGCATACGGATAGATATATTACCACAGAATTCTGTAAGCCGCGTGGTTACGTTGGCGGGTTTATACGAAACAACAATCAACTCGGTTGTGTTGCCAGCGATGGCAGACACGTTCTAATCAGGGATATTCAACATGCAGAAAAAACGAGACCATAGCGCCGCATCCCGCAAGAGCTGGGCAACGCGCAAGCGCATGAAGCTGGCACGGGTGCAGCAGCGTCCCAGAGCGTCCCGAGCGCGGGATCGTACGGAGCTGCTACCGTGTCCTGACTACGGCGCACGCAAATAAAAAAGGCCGCTGCGAGGGGTGCCCACAGCGGCCAGTCGGGTAGGAAGGAAAGAGGGAGGCAGCCGGAGGGACTGCCTCCTGTCGGTGCCAAAGCCGACGACGTTGGTGTCAGCAGCAGTTATAATAACCAGAAAGCCGCACACCGATTGAAACGGCAACGACGATCCCGATTATCAGCAACGCGATTTGCACAACACCTAATTTCAAACCAGCGGTCCTTTTATCACGGCAGGACGCAGCTCGCTCATTAACGCAACCTCTACTTCATCATCAGTCGTGATCCCCAAATCGAACATCAAGCCTTCACTGATATCCGCAACCCTATCTGTATCTGAATGCGGTCCCCAATCAGCCGGGAAAGCTGTCAGCACGACCTGCGTCTTGACGGCACGAATAACTGCCAACTCTTTTATTATTTGATCCTTGGGATAAATATCGTAGTCCCACCGGCACGCAATGAAGTGCACGTATGGATTTAATCGTCTCGCCAGACCCGATGTGCCGGGAGGTTGTGTTGGTAAAAATAAATGTGGTGCCATTTCTATTTCGTAAATAAAAGCGAGACCTTCGTCTGGCGCGACTCCCATATCATTGGGTCCACCAAACCATGAGACCTTTCCCTTAAGCCGTAATACCATGGCTTCACCTCTTCGGTTGCGCTCCACACTCACTGCGGTAGATCGCAGGGATTAAATAATTGCCCACCGGGTGCGACGTAAAGCCTGGATCGTCCGGACCAGTTGCCACCGCGATCGCGGGATCGCACGACGTTCGCCGTATCAGATCGATCGCCATGGCGAATGGCGGCACGATCGCAAGCGGTGCAGCTCGTGCTGGCTCTTGCGCTGGAGTCTCCTTATAAATACGCACGTGCGTACGTCGTGCCTCCGCTGCAGCCGCTGGCAGCAACGTCATCAAAATAATTCCAAGGATCATCCGTTTCATTTAAGTCTCCTGTTAGCAACTCGGTGGTGTCCATTTCAGCGCGTCAGCTCTAGCGCGTTGATAAATAACAATAGAATTCTGCAATCCAGCAGACGCACGATTAGGCTGATCGCGTGCATCCTTAAGCCAGCTGGTAAATAAATGTTTCATGTTGTCTCTGAACGCCTCGTCAACGGCTGCGAGAACCTGCGCTCGAATATGAACGCGGTCTTCATCGGTAACGCAAACTGGACGTAGCGGCTCATCGCCTTTTGAATAGACCATCGCAGCGCCAAGCAGCACCATTACAAAACAAACTGCGATGATTGTTCTCGCTTCCATTCATTTTATCTTAGTTATAAAATCCTGCATCGTCAGCGGCGGTTCCCCTCATGCGCCTTCCAGCGTTTCGACCCGCGCTTTTAATTCCTTGATGGCATTGATGAGTGCAAAGATCAGCGGAGTCGTGTCAAGGTCGCGTATGTCGTTGACTTGTTCGCCGTCGATATAGCCATTACGCAACGTCACCATTTCCGGAAAGATACTCTCGACCTCCTGCGCGATCAGACCATGAAATGTCTTACTGCTCTCGGCGACTTGCCGGTGCGGGCTGTTGGGATAGGGAACAGCCAACGCATCTTTTGATTTTGTACCGTCAGCCGAAGGAATATGATCCGGCGGCTCCGCTGTATCATTGCCTTTATAGGTGAAGGTGACAGGACGCAGTTGCGCGACGGCATCTAGGCCGACTGCATAATCACCCTGCACATTCTTGATGCGCTCGTCGGACGAGTCGGCCCACGCGCCGCCGCCGGGCTTGTAGGCCGCGCCATTGACGAGAAAGCCAGCCGGATATTGCAGTTGAATGGTGATGGCATTGTTCACCACCCATTGCCAGTAGCCATTTGATTTTGTGTAGGACCAATAGCAAGCCGCGCCATTGACGAGCATCAACGTAGCATTAGTATCAGCGTAAATATAATCTCCGTTTGGTCCCCACATGAGCGACGCAGCGGCTTGCACGTTGCCGGTTGAATAAAGGAAACCGCAATCAATCCTATTGCCGTTTGCATTCATAGGCCCGGACGAAAACGCTCCACCAACAGATAACGCTTGGGCAATAGTTACTGCGCCGCTCGCTCGATTAATCAACAATGGCGAGCCTAACCAACCGGCGCTGTCATTATAGCGATCAATTTCAAAATCACTGCCAGCGTTTCCGCCGCTCTCAGCCGTTGAATTTCCAAGCTGTATCACCCATCGCGTACTAGTTCCCGTATAGCCACCGAGAAACGCGCCTTGTCCACTGGCGGTCTTAGAAAGAAGCAACTGCGGACTTGCAACATTAATGTTTAGATTGCCGCTCATTGCATCGCCGGTCTTGGAAACCTTGGCGGCTGATACCGTCGCGTCGGCGGCATCGACGTAATCCTTACGAACGGCGTTGCTTGCTGCCGGTCCGGTCGGCAATCCCAATTGACCTGACATGATATCGCCAGCCTTGGCGACAAAGGCCGAATTACTGCCGCTGGTCTTGATGTCCCATGCACCGGAGGCTGTATGCCAGACGTAATCCGGTCCTCCGGCTGGACTATAGGTTTGTCCTTCAGTTGGTGACGCAGGAAAATCATAGGGCATTAGATAATCTCCTTAGTTCACTTCCGCACCGCCGACTTGAACCCACTGGCTTGTGTTTACGTCGGTAAAGTAGATATAGAGAGCGCCTGTCATGCTATTCCACCAAAGCTGTCCCGCTATTGGTGAGAGCGGCGCTGCATCAGAGATCGAGGCGCTTGGCTTTGTATTGATCGCGGTCGTGACAAATGCGGTTGTCGCCAGTGATGTATCATTGTCGCCAGCATTCGGCGTCGGCGCTTTTGGATCGCCGGTAAAGACAGGCGAAGCCAGCGGAGCCTTTGTTGTATCTGACGGGTGGACGTGATCACCACGCGAATAGAGCGCAGATGAACCGGGAGCGGCAACACTGTCCATTGCCGGATTAGCATTAGACGGATTGGTACTGCCTGCCGCCGTCATCGCAGCCGTAACAAAAGCAGTCGTTGCTATCGATGTGTCGTTGTCACCTGGAGCTGGCGTTGGCGCTTTCGGGTCGCCGGTAAATGTCGGTGACGCGAGCGGAGCTTTTAGCGCGTCGGCGTTATCAATGTAGGTTTTGGTTGATGTCTGAAATGATAAGTCGGCATTATCAACGTATTGTTTCGTCGCAGCCTGAAGTGACAAAGAGGGATCAGCCGGAAGCATCAGCGGTCCGGTCATCGTGTCGCCAGCCTTCAGGACGCGCAGCGCATCCGCCGCGTCTACATAGGCGGTCGTGACACTCGGCGAGATTGCCGCGATAGCGCCATTGACGAAAGCTGTCGTAGCGATGCTGGTATCGTTATCGTTAGCCGCTGGCGTCGGTGCTTTTGGATCGCCGGTAAATGTCGGCGAGACGATACCAGCCTTCGTTGCGTCGGCAGCGTCGACGTATGCCTTGGTGACACCCGTACCGGGAGAGGCATCGACATATTGCTTGGTTGCTGCTTCGAGAGGATTAGCCGGGTCAGCTGGCAGTATGATCGCGCCAAAGGCGGTCGTTACTTTATTGGTACTATTCCAGTTCATCACTTCGCTATTATTGGCGGAAAGCGAAAGTGAGCCAGCACCTTTGCGAAATAATCCGCTTGCCGGTTCGCTGCCGAAAGCATATCCCGGTAACGCTTGCGAACCGTCGAGCGATCTTGTCTGTGCAAGGATATTGCAGATACTCGTATTCAAAGAAAATGCCGGTACTCCAGCGATAGCTACGTTGAGCGCACCCGCTGTCGAATATAATCCTGTATTCAATTCTCCAGTAAAATTCAGGGACGGCGTAGTGGCAGATCCGAGAGGCAACGTCAGCGAGCCGGTCATGCTGTCACCAGCCTTGGCGACTTTCTCCGTATCGACTTCCGCTATGGCCGTCTGAACATCGGTCGCCGAAACGTTGCCCGTAGGGGTGAACGCAACGCTGAGCGCATTCCCACCACCGCCGCCAGTACCGCCCGTCGAATTAATCGTCAGCGTATTGGCGGCATCATCATAAACGAGAGAGACATTGCTTCCTTGTTTGAGTAGCGCAGCAACGCGGTCGTCAACGCCTTCGGCGAAGTCTGGAATATTCGCAGACGTAACGTAAGCATCAAAGACCGTATTTTGCTGAACCCACTGCGCACTGTCTAGATCAACATAATAAATGTATGTATTTCCGCTGTCACTGTCCCACCAGATCGAACCCGGTTTTGGTCCTACAGGTGCCGTATCGCGCATGAAAACAACAGCTTCTGTTCCCGGTGGCCCTTGCGGTCCTGTCGGTCCCGCTGGTCCCGGTACAAGCGACGGCGGTCCCGGCGGTCCCGGTATGCCTTGGTCAAGAACCTGTATTGTTTCCAAATCATCAGACGCAGTTACAACAATCGTGTCGTCATCAGCAGCATTTATAATGATCGTTACTGGATCTTGATTAATAATATCAACGCTGCTCATCGTGTCGGTCCCGCATTATTGATAAGCGTGCCAAACCATATTTTTATTTTCATTCCATTGAGCGTCATAATCATAGACTGATCATGACTGCCAAGTCCCAACCGTGCTAAAGTGTCCTGTAAAATTCTCACAGAGAAAAGACCACCTGCCGGATTAAGCAGAATAATCTCTCCAGTATCAGTACCAAGCCGCAACTCAGCCTCGACATCCTCAGCATGACGACGCAACATCATCTCCAACGATGCACCAGTCATATCAATTGGTGCACCAACAGCCGTCATGTATTGGAAGACGCGATAAAAGTCCGCGTCATTCTCGACCGTGATATTGACTGTTGCCATGTCAGGAGAATGTATTTGAAATTGCAGCAAATGCCGCGTCAACTGCCGCGAGCGTTGTCATAGTGCCTCCGATAATAGCCGTTAGGTTAGCGCTTTCACAAGTAAAACACGATTGCACAAACATCGTCATATCGTCATTGAGCGTCGCCAATTGCGTGTTACTCAATTGGATAAACGAGCCGTCCGACATTTTCCAATCGGTAACGTGAGCCGGATTAACTACCGCATATTGATAGGCACTATTGACCGTATTGCGCGAGGTCGGATCAGTGAGAAACGGCACCGCGCTAAGACTTGTGACGGTGATGCCGCCGCTGGCATGGCGATAACGCGCATCAGCATTGTAGGCGGCAAGCTGCCCCTCGGTATAGTTTCCCACTGAAGGCTGAATGAAAGTATCCTTTGCCGCAAACAACCATGCTGGCAACTGTGAACCGACGGATTGTAATGCCTGAGCCAGCTCAGCCTCACTGGCAATAGGAGAGGCAACCTTAGTTGCACTCCAATCGGTGTATGTTTGATCAGTCACTGGAACGAGCGTGTTAGTCGCGCCAGAATAGACCTCAGTTGCTGATCCGCCGATGATCCAGTAGAAATCCAAAATGTTCATATGTATTGTCCTCCCGAAAATGCCACTCCCGCTACTGTACCGGGCAGATACGACGCGCCTCGCGCTGCTGTATTGATAACGCCGTTACTCAACGCGACATATTTATAGCCGCTCAGATTTCCCGCTCCATTGATGGCATTCCAGAGCGGCCAGATTTGTCCGCCGTCCACCGCCTGCATGAAGGCGTAGTTCTGACTCGCGACTGAAATTGTTATGCTTGGGTTGGTCGGAGTCGAATTAAGAATTACGCCGTTGGTGAAGGCATAGTAGTGCGAACCACCGGCATAGGTGCCAACGATATTCTGATTACCATATGGCATGCAGCTAGAACTCGCACCCATGCAAACATGATTTTGCGGTGCGTTACCAAAGTTCACAATTCCAAGAGTTAAATATCCGCCATTGAGCCACCAGAGACAATGACCTTGGTCGCCTGACTTTGGTGCCGATGCCGTAAGCTGCATTCCCTGAATGTCGTAGTTGCCGCCATGAAATGATGTGATTGTGCTGCCAGTGCCGCTATTTGTCACCACAACAGCAGCGGGGTTTGAGACGTTACCAATCAGCGCAACTATGCCGGAGCCGTTCGGGAGCGGCAGATCGATTGGATCAGGCGAGTAGTAACCGCCGTCCGCAATATGGATGATAAAATTCCAGCCACCGAGATTATATTTCTTCATGGTGGTAAGAGCTTTCGGAATTGTCGCAAATGGCCCGGACGTTCCACTTATCGCCGCCGCCGTCCCGTCGTAGAGCGTGTCGCTTCCAATCCCGGAATTGACGTAAAGATTTTGCGTTGCCGTCATCGTTATGGCACCGGTAGAGATGCCACCTATGGCCTGAAAATGAACGCCGTCATAGGCGACTTCGATCAGCTGTCCCGCCAGCATCTCGTACGCATTGAGCTGCGTTTGATCAGTATGAATGACAGGGACGTTGCCGAGTCCGCTGACGTTGAGAACAACTTGACCCGTGTTACCGTATCTCACCTTGACGATGAAACGCTGGCCGAGCGCATACGCGGAAATAGGCTGCGTCGGAGTGATAGCCATTTGGTTCGGGATGCCAGTATCAACTCCCCAATTAACCAAACCACCTTGTATCGCCCGTGAGAGCTGATACAAATCAGCATCGCTTGGAATCAAACCGCCACGATTAATAAAATTGACAATCTCACGCTGCGGATATTCTATCGCAGCAGCAGGAGGGATTGAACCCATCGTGCCAGTCGAAGGGTTGCCATTGATATAACCGGCGTTAGGGTCAGACACGCCGTAGGGCGCTTCATATTTCACTTGACGTCTCCTTTTAAGGTGTACCAGCCATTGGATCACCGGGATGATCCAAGCCTGCATAATCAAAGAGTATTGTTGTGTGAGCTGGCTTCCAACGATTTAGTAAGCATTCAAGATCATCTGCGATACCAATACGTAGGTGCGGATCAATACCACATTGTCCGCTTGCACAGCGAAACCAAATCAATGAGGCTCCACTAACATGTACCGTCCAGTAGAAACGATTTATGTCTGGACCAAGACCATAATATGGCCACTCGCTTAACTCCCCATCCTTAACATAAGCATCACCAACTGCACCCATGATAGGGTTGCCCCATTCATTGCGCATCGGGTCTGGCGGCAAAAGACCATATGTACGACAATCTCCGACACTGTCAATACCGACAACAAAGGTCCGATATTCCGTAATGGTAATTGTATAGCCAATCTGCGCGGCAACATCAATAAAGAACTCACGTGACTGCGCGCCTTGCATCGTCATGCGCATAACAAGCGCAAGCTGCCGTGCGTCTATTCCCTGCGGCGCTGTATAACAAGGATCGGGTAATCCCCAGTTACGTTCCCAATCCGGCAGCAGCTCTATCGTTGTGCGCGGATCACTTTCCCGTTCCAACAAGTCGGCTGCACGACCGTCAACAAATCCCCAGTACTCACAAAGACCCGCAACCACTTTATAGAGCAAACTTTCCGGATGCCGTGGCCATGCCTGTCCTTGCGGGAGCAACGCCAGAAACGCTTGCTTATAATCATCGCCAGTACGACGTACGTGACGATCAATCTGATTACTCATAAAGGATCGTCTCCAGCACCGCCATGTGTCCAAGCGACGGCATTACGTAGTCCACCGTCGTTACTAATTCAAACGATTGCACGCTCGGCGCATTTAAAATTGCGTAGCTTATCCATGCCGCGTAAATCGTTTGTCCTGGAGCTGCCTTTGCAAATAGCATATCCTCGATGCTCTTTTCAATCTCAGCACGTGCGGCTTCGGTATCCGGCATCAAGTTTGCAATCGTGACGTCGATGAATTCCTTGATCGGTGCGAGCACGTAACAATCCTTAACCGTAACAGGACGCATCTTATCGATGTAGGTTGCTACGATCTCAACGTCGGCAGGAGTTGGCCAGCCGTCATCAGCCGCACGCAGATCGTCCATTAAAAAACGTACAGTGATCGTGCCGGTACCTTGCTCTGGCGCTGCCCACGCACGCGTCACTCCAGGAACTGCCAGCGCCCACGTAACATAATCTGCTTGCGAACCACCCATCGCAGGATTACGAATACGCTGCAGGATACGTTGACGTAATTGATTATCAGTTTCATCATCAGTGCCGCCGGTTAATTCCACGACGGTAGCGGTACCGTCAACGCCAGCGGGTGTTGCCACGAAACTTAATTGTGCGCCTTCGTCCATATTACCGAGCGCGCCATAATCAATAGCAACGATACCAACATTGACCGGTGACGCGCCTGTCGTCACGTCTTCTATTGTCTCGTAATTAATATTATTGTCGCTGATCAATTGCGTTCCAGCTGGCACGACAACACCGGGTGTGCCAGTAATTGCAATGGTACCCATAGCTGGAGTTGCAACCTTGCGCCCGATCGTTCCGTCAGCGTTTACTAACCAGATATCACCATGTCGATCTAGCCATTCATGTTCAGCAGTATCCGGTAGTAACTGCAGTGCTAACCAATCAAGGTAACGCAACGTCAGGTGCGCCAGTGCCGCCATGGCATCAGCCATCACCCGCAAGACGCTGTTGCCGACGAACGAAGCACGACCTAACGCAGTCGTTATCTCACCGCGAACCGTTTGCCGTACGACGCGTAACGTTGGGGTTGTCCAAGGCATTACTTAAACTTTCCTTATTCCATCCCACAGATTTTGAAAGCGTAAATCAATTAACATATTCGGACCGCGATAAACTTGTACCCACACGTCAATCTGTTCAACACCATTACGCATAGCCGTAACATCAATACGGCTGCAGATACGTTTATCAATCATCGGCTGCAAAGATGTTCTGCAGTATTGTTCTGCCCGTACAACCGTTGCGCCTTCTTGCGCATCGATTGGAGTTATCTTAGCACGGCGCAATAGCCATATCTTCGAGCCAATCGGCCAACCGTCCCAGATCGTTTCTGCCTCTAGGTCTCCCCACCAGCCTTTACGATCTGAACTATCAGGATCAGGTAGCACGTCATTTAGATCGGCTAACGCACAAGTCAGTAACGTTACCTTAACGATATTGACGAGCTCTTCAGTTTCATCCAACGTACCGTCTGGTTTCAAAAGCCAATCTGCCCAGATGCCTGTTAAATCTGTAACGTTGATGACGCGAATATCTGTCATGAACTTAACGCCACAATATCACGTTGCATGAAAGCCGGGTGCACGGTATTATTCTCAGCAATCAATTCGTCGCTACGCGATCCATCGCCATAGATGCGATTAGACAAAGTCAATGCCGGGTAATTAACTGCCCAATGATATTGAAGAACACGCGGTAGTTGCCGCTCGGTTGCAGACATATGTTGAATTAATAATGCTGCTAGCAAAACAAAACTTTGATAATCGCTAGACGTAAACGAGTCTGCCTTGTTAAGTTTTATATCATCGATAATTATATTCATCACATCCATTAACTCATCAACTTCACTTCGGCTAGTAAATTCCATAACAGATATCACTTGACTTTGCTCAATAAACGAAAACAAAATACCAGCATTGACAATAACTAATCCTAAATTATAAAGTGGCGCTTCAGCAAACAAAGAAAGACGAACTCGATCCATCGTATTAAGCGCAGCACCGGCTGCACGTGCCTGTTCAAAACAGGCAAACAATTCCGTACCAATAACTTTGTTATCAACCAGCGTGCCGAAGTCTACCATGAACCGCCCAACGGCAGTACGTAACTTAGCTGCATCAACGTTAGACGTAACCGGAAATAACAAGAGCTCGGTCATCATACGACCAGCGATTTCCTTAGCTTCTGTCAATTCAGATTTTTGCATTAACCTGGTCCTAGCTCGGCATCGTTTGCAGTAGCCGCTGCGCTTTGTCCCGTGGTCTGTGATTGACTTTGCACCTGGAACGCACTACTAATTTGCTCCGGAGTATTACCGGGTGAACCTAATTCAACAAACGTCATTTCAAATGTACAGTACCCGCCTCGTTCGCGTGTTTCCGTAACGTTGTACCGTTCACAAATACAAAGTTTCGGTTCTGCCAGATAAGGATCGACGAGCTCTCCACCCTGCCCACTATCCAACGCATTCATTAATTCACGCTTAGGTATATTATAACTCGGACCAATCAGATAACCAGTAATCTGATAACGTACAGCCGATCTTCCCATATCTTCGGCGTAAGGCGTATCCCGCTTAGGGTACTCATGCAGCACCACCCTGCGGCCACCACTGCGTGCTTGCTGCTCAACGTGATACTGCACACCACAATACGAAGCTGGCATGCCGCTAAACTGTAAACGCCACGGTGCCGGTGCGACTTCTTTAATCGTTGCCATCATTTACCCGTAAGCAAAAGTAGCGCCGCTACCAGCAGCAGTCATCGGATCACAATGCGGTGCTCCAATTGGAATGCACAGATCATCCATCTGAGCGTGGTCAGGAGTATTCACGATAACAAGTTTACCTTGGATGAATACTGAAGAACCAGTTGGAATAAGTTGACCGTCACCATCCGTATTAATATCATCCTTCACTGCCCACAACCTTCCATCGACATATGTAGTGCCTTGCCCAACCACGATCGTGGCTGCACCGCACACTCTCGTATCACCTTGTCTGTGCGCGGCTGGCATCAATTATGATCAATCCTTGCCGACGTAAGTTTTATATTGCCGCTGGTAATTTCAATACTCGACCCACCCATCTTCAGTGTAATTTTATCGGATAGCATTTCAAACGTACAGCTACCAGCACCGTCAACATCCAAAAACCACCGCTTCTTCGCCTTGTCATAACTCCCTACCATCTTATCGCCAGGAGCATAAAACTCAATTTTATCTTTTGAGTTTCTGACTTCAGTATTGACACTATCGCCTTCGTGTTTATACTTTTCTTTCTGTTGCCCACCGCTACTTCCACCCGCTGCATCAAGCTGTGTTGCTTGCGCGCCAGCCGAACCGCCACCGCTGCTACCACTTGATTGACTTTTTTCAATCTTATGTGTCTGCATCTTTTTATTAACGTGCCGCAGACTAACCATACGTGTCGTTTTACCTTTTGGATCTTTAACCGACTTGCCGTCCAGGCCAACGATGTACGTCCCATTCTCCTTAAACAACACCATCTGCTCCGAACCGTCCGGAGCATAATGCGCACCTTCGCCTTCACTCATCCCATAGGGTCGTACGCGTCGATCGTCAACCATAGCAACAGGGTGAGACCTAGACCCACCGAGATATAACATAACAGCTTCAGCAGCAGGTCCTGTGGGTTGATCATGATTCCAATCACCTTCCTCGCTGGAATTAGATTGCTGCGAAGGCTTTTTCTGATTTGGATCTTCCTGCTGTTTAATCGGAAACGCTGTTGTGCCTACCGCTTGCCAGCGTTCAAAATCTGACGGCGTTTCACTATGTGTAACGTCCGCATACTTTACCTGCTGCATCAGGTGGTCGTCATCGAATTCGCGAATAGTTGCACGCGCTGTACTCATACGCGCCTTGCGTGTCGTGTCAGTTAATGTTGTGCGTATCGTCATTGCTGCGGTGTTGGTACACCCTCCCCGAGAGCCTTCGTGTTAACAAGTTCTAACTGTGTACGCGTACCCGTTGTATTATCCTGACTGAATGTTGCGCTCTTTAAAATAAGTGCAGTGCCATTCATAACCAGCATCGGGGACTGCACCGTTACATTCTTGCCACGTTCCCATAAACCGCCAGACGGTTTTAACCAGCCATAAACCGTTGCGTAGACCGTTACGTACGACTCCATCATCCAATTACTTTCCGACTGCGCGCGGCCTTCGTGCAGCTCCTTAGTAAAAAATGGTATCTCTGGAATTACCACACCAGGAATATATTTTGGACCGAACGTCTCGAATGTCTTGGAAACAAAAGGCACGCTCGCAACCTTCGCACCCCACTGATCATCATTACCCGGTCCCTGATTTGGCGACGGCACGCCACCAGCCTGATTGGGATCGTAAATAACTTCGCGGCCTTCCAACATATTCTTACCTTCAACGACGCTATCACCGCCACCCGTACCACCAACCAAAATACAAAAGTTACCAAACACATCTCCAGCATGTGCAATCCCGATTGGACTACCGGGCACACCAAGATGCCGCGTTAACGTATCAATAAAATCATGTACCGACTCACCGGGTGTAACCGAATAACGCGGGATCTTAAAATTCGGTAACTGTCCACCTTCAATCTTGAGATTAATCTTTAGTGGTTTCAGCACGCTACGAATAATCTGCTCCGGAGTGTTATTCTTAAACTCGCCAGTCTTTGAAATGACACTCGAGGTTGCCATCGGGATATTATTAGCGCACTGAATTTCAATATGATGCCGTCGTGCATCAACGAACACTTGCCGCGTCGTAACCTTGCCAGTAAAAGCCAATTGCCCAGCCAACGTAACCGTGCAGGACATTCCCGGCATGATCTGAAGCTTGGACAAATGCACAGATAACGGCGACGCTTCGCTACAAGTAAAGCGGCACGACATTGCTGGCATCTCTCGTAACTGATGCTTGACCGAGACCGTTTCCCAATCCTGGTAATTCGTCCCGTTCACCGTAAGAATAGCTATCTCTGTTGGCGCTACCATGTCATTCGAAAGAGTATGTGTTGAACGCCGTCACGCCACCACCAGCAACTGCAGCCTGTGGAGAACGCTTAATGTTCGTCGGGATAAATGGGCTAGCACCTTTTTCCCAAACGCTGCCCGGTTTATCCTTATCGCCAAAATTAATATCGACATTCGCAGTACCTACATTACCACCACTGCCAGCACGTAACGCATCATCAATCGTACCACGCGATAAGAATGGAATAGCTCTACCAGCTCCACTCCAGACACCCGTTCCTGCCGTTGCATCCGCTGCTCGCTGTCTTTCTGCCCATCGACGACCTGCCTCACCATGCGCAGAAAACCACGCGCCTTCAACTTTATGCATCCCCCAATATTTAGGATTCGACATATACTTAGCGTAATTCGGATCACCTCGCATACCTTGGTCAGTTGCGTAATCAGTAATGTTTGATCCGGCATAAACTTTGGTAAGCGCGGCCTCTCCTTCTGCAGCTGTCTTTTGGGAAATATTGCCACTGATAAGATGCTTATTTACAGGACCATATTGTCCTGAATGGAGTGCCTGATTTATTGTCATGTGGCGCATTGCTGCGTAGTTAAATAATTGCTCCAGATTGGATTGAATGCCACCTTCATGTTGCATCGCGTCAATGGCAAATCTTTTTAACTGCGGATTGCCTTCCAACTCTTTCTTGAACCCCGCGCGTTGATCGGCAAGGCTTCCACTCGGTCCACTGTCGCCAAGATCGCCAGTCGTCTCCGCTGGTCCACCACCACCCTTGCTCTGCGGAAACGACTGCCCAGCACCTGGACCGCTGCGTCCCATTGGATTAGCAACGCCTCCACTACCACCACTACCACCAATTGCACCGCCACCACTTTTTTGCTGGTCCCACTTTTGAAACGTATCACGCATTTCGTGCAATAATTTATTTGAATCCTTATCTGTCTCAGCTGACTCCTGCACGAGTAACGAAGATCCAGGCTCAACTTCAGCTGCACCAGCCTCCATACTAAATTGCTTCCCGATCCAGTCCCATAAACCTCCAGCCTTGCCGCCTTCCGGTCCACCGGGCAATTGGCTGTTCATACTATCGATGATCGCGCGCTCGGTACGTATGCTGCCTAACGGTAACGTCTTATCCTTTTCGTCTTTCTGTTCACCTTCTTTCTTCTTGCCAGTCCACTTAGTAAGGAACGCATCGACTTCACCAAACGCTTTTACAACCCAATCAAATTCTTGTTTCGTTGTTGCTAGCGCGGGCATCACATACGTATTAAAGAAAGTTCTAAAATTATCTGCAAACGAATGCGCCTTTTCATTTAGACCGTCGATACCTTCCTTACCCATCATCTTATTGATACCCTCGATCATCGTATACGCCATGTCGGTCCACAGGCTGGTACCGATAGTCTCGAGGTTCGTCATCGTCTTGTGATACTTCGCGGCCTCACCTTCCTGAAATTTCCAGGGTTCAATCAACCCCTCCATTCCAACTTTACCAGCCTCGAACGCTGCACGCGATAAACCAGTAACAGTTGGCAACCACGCTTTAAACCGTTCACCACCATTGTTATAAGCTTGCTGAAGAACGTTCAACGCTTCCTGCTGCTTACCGGCATTCATCAACTGACGAACTTGTTCAGCCAGCGCAGGACTACTAGCCTGGAGTGATTTATAAAACGAAGACGTTTCTTGTAACGCTAACACTTCCTGTAATTTAGATCCGATGCTCGCGATACCACTAGACGCTTCGCTCGCATCAACTCCAGCAGCAGATAATTGCGTTCGTAAATTCTGAACGCTTTGAACCGTGAACCCGGTATTAGTAGCAAAATTACGTAACTGCAACTCACCAACCGCAAACGCATCCAGCGCCTTGGCAACTCCAGCAAAACCAACCGCAAGACCACCCGCACCCAACAGCGTCTTAGCTATCCCCGCCGCAGCTGCGTCCATCGCCTTTATCGGACCGCGCGTATAATGCTCAACGACCTTACCGAACCGCTCGAACTCATCTGCAAGATTGCTGCCACCTTTGCTGCCAGCATCATTGAGACTACTAATTTTAAGTTTTAAGCTATCGACTTCTTTTCCGAGCTGCTGGAAGAATGCCAGCATCTGGTCTGCATCGAAATTATTCTGCTGCGGCATTACTCGTACGCAAGCTGGTTGGACTTGTTAAGCTTCAACGTATTAAATACCCCACCCATTTCTGTATTGGCCTTCACACCTTCTGGCACGTTATTTAAATTAACATTAAGCTGCGCATTCCACGGACTACCCGAATTCTTCGCTCCCAATGCGTTATCAATTTTTGTTCTATCCTGCTGCTGCGCTTGCACCGCATCGACTGCAGTCTTACCTGCAAACCGCGTATCCATATCCGTAAGCTTGCGTCGCCGTGCACCGTACTGGTCTGCGAATATCGCCGTGCCGTCTTTCTCGTTATACGATCCCGGCACGATCGTCATCACGTGCCCACCCGTTTGCCCAGGAGCTAATACTTGACCTTGTGTACCGCCGTAGCGGCCATGGAAATAAGTACTGACCATACTGCCGAACGGATGATTAGGCGCGTTAATATCATTAGGATCTAATTTCTCACCCCACTTATGCCACGACGTAGCAATCGCTGAACCAGTAGGAGGTTTATAACCAGCAGACTTTACATAACCAGAAGCCACCATACCACATGCTGGACCCGACATACGATAACCACGTTGACTAAACAATTTCTGCAATCCAGCAACATCACCCGCGCGGCCTAAAATTTCTGCCTGACGCATCGTATCCGGATCTATCTTCTTACCGCCTTCATCATTCAAAGCAGCAGGACCACCGGGACTAGCTGCGGCGCTACCTCCGCCTCCACCTCCACCGGGTGCACTTACACCAGCACCGGGTACTCCAGCCGCACCAACTCCGCCACTAACTTGATCGTCCCACTTTTGAATAATGTCGCGCATATCCTGCAACGATTTATTTGAATCTTTTTTAGTAACAATAATTGAATTCTGATCAACCCCTGATTTAGCTGAAGCATCACCAACCCCAAGTTGCTTTTTCATCCAATCCCACGGACTGAAATTTTTATCCTTCTCATCTTCATTTTGCCGGCGAATAAATTCTTCAGGTCGTAACCGCCCACCTTGTCCGAAGTCACGCGTCTCTGCTTGTTTGTTAAACCAGTCAATAATATCTTTAGCTTCTTGAAACGTCTCCTTCAGTGTTGGAATAACACTATTGTCAAACCACGTTTTAAAATTATCTGCAAACTTGTGCGCCTTCTCGTTCAACCCCTCGAGACCTTCACTCCCCGTTAATTTAACGATACCTTCCAAAACAGTATTCGTTACAGAATTCCACACCCCATCAAAAATCGTACCTAGATTAACCATCGTCTTATGATACTTCGCAGCATCACCATCGAGCTCCTTCCAAGGCATTATCAAACCTTCCATGCCTTGCGCTTGCGCCTCCCACGCAGCTCTCGATATCCCTGTGACCGTTGGCAACCACGCTTTAAATCGTTCACCGCCTTTATTAAATTTCTCCTGAAGATAATTCATCGCCTCCTGCTGCTTACCGGCATTCATCAACTGGCGAACATTTTCCGCCATTGCCGGTTCACTAGCTTGCAGCGCCTTATAAAATGAAGACGTTTCTTGCAAGGCAAGAACGTCCTGTAACTTAGCTCCGATACTCCCG